TCATGGCGGGGATGACGACGCGGCGCTGAAGTAATCGCGCAGATACGTCAGCTTTCCGCGACAATCCTCCCCCGCCGCCCAGAGCAGGACCACGAAGTCCGCCACGTCCCGCTGAGTCGCGGCCGGTGGCGGCTCAGGGCTGTCCTGGCAGACCAGCAGAGACGGGGGCGGCGTCACGCGCTCCAGATGACTTTCCACCGTCAGGCGCGGTGCCGGTTCGGCGCAGCCGATCAAGAGCATGACTGAGCACAGGAGCGACGGAACCGTCATCTTGCGCGGGGGCATGGCGAATTCCTTCCCTAATGATTTGCGCCTGACGCGCCCGCGCCGCGACACGGCTGGATTCAGCCACCAACGAGGCGATTTGCCGGGCATTCTCGACGCGCAGTTGTTCAAGGGAGACGACGAGGCTGGCGTTAGCCGAGGCGGCCTGGTCCAACTGGCCCTGGCTGGCGGCGAGTTGGGCGGACAGGGCATGCCGCTCCGCCCGCTCCACCATCGCCCAACCGGCTGCAAGCACGATCAAGGCGGCCAAGCCGATTCCGCCGATCAGCCGCCACTGGCCGAGCAGCGCGATCATGGAGCCTCCTCCATCTCCGCCGCTTTCTGATAGACCGCGTCCGCGTACCACCAAGGTGGGAACCCGAATGGGGTGGGATCGCCGCACTCCACCCGTACCGTCGCTTTCGCAAGCGCGACGCGGAAGGCGCGCTCGTCCGGCGGCAAGGGACTGTCCGGCGTGATTGTGCTGCCTAAGAGGGTGGAGACGATGCGGGCGACGCTGGCGGAATAGGCCTCCACGTCATTGCCATCTGCCGCCGGCGCGAAGGCGGCCTTGATCTTGCGGATCGAAACAAGGCCGCGCCGCCGCTTCTTTCGGCAGTCGCGGATCAAGGCGCGCAGGCCAAATTCGGGCGAAGAGAAGCGGCTGTAGCTGCCCATCTCGTCGTTCGGATCCGGCGTCCCTCCAGTGTCGGGCGGGATTTCGCCGCGCCATAGATCTTTGTGCAGGGGTCGCAGATTGCCGGGATTGTTGTTGCGGATTCCACGAGGCAGTTCGGCCATGGTTTTGCTCCGTCAGGGTTTGAGGGTGATTTTTCGAACGTCCTCGCGCAGCAGCCGCAGCTCCGTGCGCACTTCGGATAAGGCGATGCGGGTTTCGGCCAGCACCGCGCCGACAGCGAGATCCGCCGTCTCAAGCTGGGACAGCCGCCGCTCCGCTTCGGTCTGGCGCCGCTCGATCACGCCGAGATCGCGTTGGACTTCCGACCATTTCAGCAGGCCTGCGACGAAGCCGACCAACAGCATGGAAAGGATCGGCCAGGCGCGCAGCAGCTCCGTCCAGGCGGTAGGCCTGGGCGATTTCTCAAGACTCATGGAATGCTCCGAGAAAGGGAAAAAAGGGGGGGGAGGGCCAAGCCGACGCTGGCGCGATCGTTCGCCTACTGCGAGCCGACGCTGGTTAAAGCAGGCTCCAGTCCCGGAAGAACTGATCCATCTCCGCGTCCGTCTTGCCGGCGGCGGAAGCCACGGCGGCGACCAGGGGGTTGAGGCGCTCGACCTCGGTCATCGCGGACCAGCGGATGCGGGCGGATGTCGCCTGAGCAGCGGGCAGGCTGGCGAACACTGATTCAACCACCGACGGGATAGCGTTTCCAGCGGCCGCAGCGACGCCCTCGGCGGGCGTGATCAAGCCCGCGTCGGTCATGCCCAGGATGAGCTGCAGGCGGGTGATCGCGGCCGGAACCGGCGGAGGTTCCGATAGCGGGGGAGAAAAGGCGGTTCCATCCCATCGCCAGCCGGGGCCGCCCTCCGTCGCCTCGATCACGGTGAGGCCTGGGAAGGCGTCCGATGGCGGAAGGGATTCAAACAGAACCGTGTTGGTGACGACGCCGTCCTCAATCAGATGAAAAGGTGGCATTAGCAAACTCCCCAGATGCGAAGTTCACCGCGGGCGCCAGCACCAGACCTGGGTCCGGTTCTAGTTGAGCCGCCGCCGCCTGCGGGCGCCACCCCATCGCCCGGCGTTCCGGCGACGCTGCCAGCGCCTCCTCTTCCGGCAAATCCTGAAAGGCCCTGCGATAAGTTGATAGACGTCGTGCTGACGCCACCGCCGCAGCCGCCACCATAAACGCTGCTGCTGCCGTCGGCGTCCGCGTTTGGCGGAGAACCGCCACCATAGATGGGCGATTGCCCCAATGCTCCTGCGCCAAAGGCCCCAGCGCTGCCGTCGCCAACATTAAAGGCGCTGCTCACCGCCCCGCCTGTTGAGGCCCCGCCCTTGACTCTGAACAGAGTATTTATCCAGGTGTCTCCGCCTGCGTTTGATGTGGTCGTCGTGGACGCGGCACCGCCAGCGCCGACGTAGAAAAAGAGAGTACTGGTGAGTATGTTTTCGGTGGGAATCAGGAACGGGAAGCAGCCGCCGCCACAACCACCCGGCACGCGAGTGCCGCCGGCAGGGTTGACGATCCCGCTGGCCCCGCCCGACCAAGCGAGGCCGCCGAAAGCACGATAGCCCGGCGGGACCGTGAAAGTCCCCGACGCTGTAAAAGTTTTGCGGAACGGGGCGAGCACGCGGCTGGCAAGATCTTCCTCGTCAACGATAATAAGCCGCAGCTCGCCGGGATACATCACGAGGTTTAAGCGGCCGTCGATTGCGTCCGTCACGTAAGGCTGCAGCGTGACGTCGCCCGATCCAGAGTTGCCGATCACAATTGACCAGCCTGACCCGAAATACATGGAGTCTTCGAAGTTCAGAGTGACCGATCCGGAGGTGACATCGATGTACCGCCCGCGATCGGCGCGGGTCAGGGTGGTGCCCGTCGTGAGCGCGGTCCGGACAAAATTGGCTTTCGCCAGCGCGGTGATCGCATCGGCGACGCGCTTTGGCGTCATGACAGCAAGGGCGTTGGTTCCGGCCTGCGCCTCCGACAGTGTCGCGGGGCGCAGTTCCAGCAAGTCCGTGCCGTTAGCGGTAATCGTCGCCAGGGCTGGGCCTTTGCGCCGGATCCCGAGTCCCGTCTCTGACGAGAAAGCGAAGCCCGGTGCGGTCACGGTTCCATCACCAGCATTCGTGATGGAGCCAGTCTCGCCCTGGTCACCCTTTTCGCCCTTGTCGCCGGTCCGGCTGAACGTGACATCCACCACGATCCCGGCTTCGAAGCTCGCAGCCCCCCCGCGATAAATGACGGTGAGCGTGAAGTATCCCACCGAGGATGCGACGGCCGTGACGTCGTAGCTGATCTGCTGGGAAGGATCGGTCTGGCTGCGCAGGATCAACAGGCCTTTCACAGCCGAGGTTGAAGCATCCCAATTAGCCAGCTGGGCGGAAACATCCACCCCCAACCCATCGACGTGATCGAGATACAGCTCCGTAGCGCTCGTGAGAACGGCGTCATTGGCGCGGATGTTCCCGCTGCCCGGATCGCCAGCGACGGCGCTGACGTCCCAGCCATAGCTGTAACCCGCGAGCCCGCGCAGCCCTCTGGGTCCGATCGGCCCCGAGACGACCCACGCTGAAATCCAGCCCGAGCCGCCGAAATCCCCTGGTGCTACCGACAGGGACAGATCGCCCGTCATCGCATTGAAAGCGGTGATCGCGCCGACCATGAAGGTCGACGCGTTCGTGGAATGGCGTGCCAGAACCAGGTCGCCGACCGCAAAACCCTTGCCTTCCGTGACCACGAAATCCTTCGAGCCCGCTCCGATCAAAACCGTGCTGGTGGATGTCGCCCGGTAGGACTGAGAGGCGGTGAGCACTTGATCCGCAATTTCCGTCAGCGCGTCGCTGAACAGGGGGATCAGGCGGGTGCGGTGGCCGCCATTGCCAAGGCCCGTAATGGGGTTGGAATCATCGCTGTAGGTGCGGTTATTGACGGTGACCGCGCTCATTACAAGACCTCCTCGAATTTCAGGGGAACGCCATCGCGGTCATGGGCGGCGTAGCGGATCAGCCCAAGTTCCGCGTTGCGGGCGAGCCAGCATTGACGCAGCAGATGGATGGTGGCGTCCGGATCAGGCAACCACAGGAAGGGGCGATCGAGGTCGCTCTGGCGTTGATGTTCGAACGCCTTGGCCAGCGCCTCGTCGCGCGGCAGAAAATCGATCGCCCCCGCGAACACGCGCGGCTTCTCGCGCCGATCGAAATATTTGACGCCGCCCAGCGCCTCCAGGGATTGGGTTCGGGCGCGAAAGCCCTGCTCTGCCCCCAGCTGGAAATTCACCCCGACGCGCCAGCCTTGCGCGATCTCGAACAGTCCGCATTGGAAGAAGCCGTCGGGATTGCTCGGATCGCGCACTTCGACGCGCACCGCCTGGGCGAGGTACAGGCGATCGAGCCAGATCGGACGGGTAGCGCGATAGCCTGCGATCTCCTCCGTCGAATACTGGCCGGACCACCATTGGTCGTCCTCCCACTCGAGGGTCGCCGGCGGGTAGACCGGCGGCCAGAACGGCTGCCATCCGCTGTCGAGGATCGCGGGTTCGCTCAGCGCCGTGTCGGCGTAAAGGCGGAGCCGGAACTCGCCGTCAAGCGAGCCGTTGTGGTTGACCATTGCGATCAATCGCACCGGCCGGGGCTTGCCAAGCACCGCCAGGAAGCGGGTGGCGGACGGTGACGCTGACGCGCTGCGCGCTGCGCGTGACAAGGGCAATAAACCGAGATTGGCGACGGGATACTCAGCCTGAAAGGCCCCGCCATCAGACTCGAACGCGGCTTGATCCGTCCAACGCGGAAAGCCGATTACGGCATTTTGCATGGGCTACCCCCATAAATCGATGTCGAGAACGCCGGCCGCCGCATCGAGGTCCAGCCCGATCACGGTGAACAGCTTGCCGTCGGTCAGCCCGAACCGAGGCAGGGCGAGATGGATGGTCGTTCCGAGATCGATCGCCGCGATGAGATCGGGATCGAGCTTGACCCGCGCGACCAGTCGGTCTCGTCGAACGCGTCGCAGCGCGAGCCGGCGATCACATTCGGTCTGGGCAGCGATGGGATCGTCGATCAGGCTGTCAAAATCACGCTGGATCGCGCCCAGATATTGCTGGAGGACTGCCGGATCTTCCGCTGTCGCCGACCTTGTGGCCTGCCGCAGAAACGCCCGCCTCGAAGCCGAGACCACGCCGGCGAGATCCGTATCCTGGACCGACCAGTTCCGCTGATAGGTGAGGCGCACGCTGTGGCAGGGCGCGCCGCGTCCTGGATCTTCGGTCGGGCGGCGCTCGATCGACAGGATATCGCCGGGCGCGCCGGAGGTGGCAGATGCTGACAGCCGCGTCAGCGTCGCCCTGGGCGGGCCGACAGGTGCCTCAAGCCGGCCCATGCGCAGGCGACCAAGCCGATCAAACCCAAACCAGGCGCCGATCGAATTGGCCACCAGCTCCATCGCGGCGCGCACGCTGATTTCGGAATCAAACCAGAGGCCAAGTTCGGCCGGATTTGCGAGACGGAGCGCCTCGACGTCCGCCAGCACGACCTCAGCCGGATCGACACCGCCAGGTCCGGTCGCCATCGCGGCCAGCAATGCAGCGGCGCTGCGATCCAGCCCAGACCCGACCAGAATGTCGGCGGTGAGCAGGCCGGTCGGTATCGATCCGAGGCGCAGATAACCACCAGCGCGCCAAAGCCGGAAGAAGCCTGGGCTCGGGGCCATCGCCTCCATCTCGGCGCGGTTAGCGTAGTCAGGCCCAGGGCTGAGGGAGGCACCCCGGTCATAGGCTGCTGCGTCGGCGATGGCGCCATCGTTCAGTTGATAGATCAGCCGCGCGCTGTTGACGCAGACCGGGGCGGCGTTGCGAATGCGCCCGAAGGCCAACAGCTTAGTGCGGCCTTTGAGATCCGCTTCGCCACCCTCAAGCCCCTCCACGCCCTGGTTCGAGCCCTCATAGCGATTGGGCTGCAAGCGGCGAGTCTCCAGCTCCTGCAGCCGGTCGCGCAGCCGCAGCGACGCCCTGCTCCAGGTGAATTCCGGCTGCTCCAAGGTAAGCACGGCGAGGGTCTGGGCCTGATCGTAGGATTGATCGGCCAGCAGGGTTTTGACGGTGGCGCGGCCACCGTCGAAGCCGTAGCCGATCAGGCTGTCCAGCCCGCCGTCGAGATTGACGAGATCGATCGCCCCCGTCCCGACGCCAACCGCTCCTGACGTGGCACCGGAAGAGAACAGCGTGCGACGCAAAGTCAGCGGGTTCGAGAGCCGCGGCGCGTAATAGGCCGGCGCGCTGGGATGGTTATAGCCGGTCCCGCTGGCGTAGCGGAGCGTCGTCAGCGAGCCTTGCGCATCAAGACGTGCTTCAAGCTCCACGAGGTATATCTGCGTGGTCATGCGGCCTCCGTCAGCCGGGCGCGGCGGCGAAGCTCGGCCAGCTCTTCGCGCAACCCTGCCAAGCCTTGGGCATTCTCGTCGCCAGCGGCGGCCGAGACGCGGATCAACGCGTCCAGCTTGACGGCGAGGGTCGCCATCGCGGCGGCAAGCGCCGAATTGTCGTTGCTGAGCAGTCTCTGGGTCTCATCGAACGACCAGATCCGCGCGGGGCCGGTGGCCTCGAGCTCCGGCCCATGCTCTCCCACCACGCGCCACCCACCGGCATGATCCCCACCTGCGGCGAAGCCCGGATGCTTGGCCTTGTACTCCTCTGACTCCAGTAGGGCCGCGTTCAGGCTGTCGAGGTTCCCGCCGCCGTTGATCACGGACTGCCAGTACTGGCTGACCCAACCCTCCGGATCGCGACCCAACGCGTTCTGATAGGCGGCGCGGACTTGCGCCTCCGGCACGTTCCGGATCGTCGCGACGGTTTCCTCGATCGTGTGGCCGCTGGCGAAGAAATCACCGGACGCCTTTGCCTGGGCCGCGCTCGGCGCATAGCCCAGATACTGCTGAAACGCGTCCGAGATGGCCTTGCCTGCGGTGTCGTTCCCGCCTGCGGCCTGCGCCACGACATTGGCCCGCGCGCCGCTCATCTGTTGAAGCAGCACCGCGATCTCCCGCGCGATGGTGGCGGTATCGCGCGTCGCCTGCTGGGTGGCGATCAGGGCAGCGAGCTGCTGGCCGGCCCGATCGACCTGGCCTTGCGCGGTGCCTTGCACGCTGGACAGCACTTCCTGCACTTGACGGAAATAGTCCGCGTACTCAACCCCTGAGGCATAGTAGCTCTGGGTTTGCGCGAGAGCCTGTTGGGCGAGGCTCTGCAATTGGCCAGCAGCCTCCAGATCGCCGTCTTTCGCCTTGGCTGCGGCATTCGCGAATTGCTGCTGCGCCGCCGCAACCTGTTCGGACGGACCGAGCGGCGACAGGCTGCCGACAAGGAGGGTGTCGCGGAACTGCTGAAGGCCGCGCAGGATCTGGGCCCAGGCGTCGCGCGTCTGCGTGAGGCCGGCGATCTGTTCGCGCTGAGCGCGCCGCAGCTCCGCCTGCAGATCTCCAAAGCGCTGCTGCAGCGCCTCAAGCGCACCGACGGCGAAGGCGGTCGCGGTATCGCGTTGGGTTTTGGCGCGCTCCGCCGCGATGGTCTTTTCCACCTGCAGAACGGCCTCGCCGCCCAACGCCGCCGCGCTTTTGCGCAGAAGGGCGTATTCCCGCTCCTGGTTCGCCAACGCCGCGCCGATCTGATCTCCGCCGGCCTGTCGTTGGCGCTGCAGCAGCGGGGCGATGAATTCCTGCGTCAGATAGGCCTTCTGGGCCTCATAGCTGGCAGTGACCGCCTCGAGTGGTTTTGAGAGGGTCTCCGCCGCCGCTGCCGCCAGGGCGAAGCTCTCGTTCAAATCCTGGAGCTGGGCCTCGACCGCCGTGAGCGGCGCGGTCCATCCGGTGAACATGTCGTATATCTGGCGCAGCTCTCCGATGTAGCTCAGCAGCCCTTCCAGATCCTGGGCGCTTTCGACCGAGCGGATGCGGTCTTCGATGTCCTTGGACAGACCCTCGATCTTGGCGTTCTTGATGACCCCGATCAGTGCGGCCTGCGACGCCTCCTCAGCGCTGTCGAAGCTCTTGGCGCTGCCCTGGGCGTCGCCGCCGCCGTATTTCTTGCTGCCCGCATCGAACCCCAGATATCCGCCCCAGCCATCGACGGCCGTGCCCTTGAAGGTTCCGCCGACCTGGCTGAAGAACTTCAAAGCGGCGGCCCCAACCGCGTCTGCGGCGGCGCGGTTTACTTCCGGATCATAGCCATTGTCCGCGTTGGTGATCCCGAAAACCGATTTTCCAGACGCGTCCAGCCCGAACTGCGCGCCGCCACCAGGCCCCACCGAAGTCTTACCGCCAAACAGCGAGGAAACGAGGCTGAACACCGACAGCCCCATGCCGATCGGGGTCGCGAAATTGACCCCGGTCAACGCCGTCATCCCGGATCCGAACAGCTTCGCCACGCCGCCGATCTGGCTGACAGTGGAACCGCCGCCGCTGGTGGCCTGACGGGCGACCTGCGCACCGGTTCTCAGGACGGCGTCCAAGCCCTGCGTGGAGCGTCCAAAACTGTGGACCGCCGCGGTGACGTCGCGGAAGGCACCGGAGGCGGCGTCGAACACGCCGAAATCCCCACCGGACATAGGCCCGGGGGCCGCCGCCGAGACCGGCGACGAGAGAGTGGACAGATCCATGGCTGACTCCAGGCAAAGCGGGAGGGGGCGCGGGTTTCCCCACGCTGAAAAAGAGACACCTGCGTCAATCAGGGGTGACGCCTTTCAACCACGCCTCGTCGAGCGCGCGGATGACATCGTGCAGTTCGCGGCGGCTGACCGGGTCCTCGATCCGGGCGAGGTCGCACCAGGCGAGGATCTCGCTGAGAGCCAGCGGTGATGGCGCAATCAAGGATCGGGCGGCGCAGAGGGCAGTGAAGCCATCCCAGAACGGTGACTCCACCGGGCCGATCGGCGGCGGGGTCAGGCTTTCCGGAATCGGTTCGCCGCGCTCCACCGCCGCCGCAATCACATCGGCGGCTTTCGGGCCGACTTCGCGCGACCAGATCAGCCGCCGGATCAGTTTTTTGCGATGGCCTCGACCTCCGCCAGTCGGAAGGTCTCCGCCTGAAGGGCGTGCCAGGCGACGGTTTCCCGGAAGTCCCGAAGGCTGGAAAGAAGACTGCGCGCGGTCTCCCGATCATAGAAAAGTGGGTCGCCCTTTTCGTCCGTCACGCCGCGCCAATCCAGCAGGATGGTTTCGGCCAGACAATCGATCGCGACCCGCTCCTCCACATCCTCCGGCAGATCGCGCCCGGCCAACAGCAGGCCGCGATAGGGCCGCAGCAACCGATCGCGCAGGGCCTTATGCCGGGGATTGTTGTAGCGGGCGACGCGGATCGCGGCCCCCTCCCCCAGATCGACCCAGGCACCTTCCAGTTCGGCCTGGGCATTGGTGGCGAAGCGGCGGCGTAGATTCATGGCCATGGTCAGGTTCCCTCAAAGAAGCGTTGCATCTGGATCTGGCAACCCAGAGCGGGGTGGCGGATCGCCTGGAAATCGAGATCAAGCATGACGTCGCGGTCGGCGGCGGAGACCTGGGGCGCGCCGGTGGAAAATTTCAGCAACGGCAGATCAATCAGCAGGCTGCGGCCGAGGCTGTCGGTCAGAGCCAGGTCGTAGCTGCTGGTCTGGTTGGCCAGCAGCTTCGCCAGCAGCGCGCGGCTGCCGAAATAGGTGCTGAGCCGCCCGGTCACCGAAGAACGCCCGACGCCGGTGCCCACCGCCCCAAGACTGCCGACCGCGCCCAGCGGCCGTATGTTGTTGTCGATGCTGAGACTGAAAGCGGTCACGAAGTTGGGGCCGGTCAGGGCGGCCCCGCCTTCGCCCAGGCGGCCGACATTGGCGGAGCTGTTCAGCACGTCCCCGGTCACCGCCGGCAGAGAGCTTGCCCCCGCGACGCGCAGATCCTGATCGGTGGAAGTGCGGCCGACGAACCGGAATTCCGTCTTCACCACTTCGTTGGCGGAAACATCGATCTTCAGGTTGGAGGGCGTGAGGCCGCGATGATAGATGTGCGTCGGCGTCGCCTGGCCGAGGAAGCTCTCTTCGGCCGTGAAGCTCCGCTTGGTCACGCCATTGCGCAGCAGGTCGCCGATCCAGACCTGAACCGTGGTCGCGGTCTCGTTGGAGACCGCGAAGCCAGCGGGCGCGATATCCAAGGTGAGCGCGTTCTCGGCGATCGCGCCGATCCGCGCCCAGCCGTTGCAGCCGGCCACGCTGATCCGATTGGCCGCAGCCGCGCCGCCGATCTTCACCCATTCCCCGACCGACAGGGCGAGCGTGGTGAAGTCCAACGCGGCGCTGGTCAGCCGGTTGGGGCCGACTGCCGTCTTGAGATCGCCGGCAACGCCCTGAAAGCCGACGACCTTCAAGGATGCGCCGGCCGGCGGGGTCGCTTCATTCACCAGTCCCGCACCCGCTGCCACCAGATTGGTCGCGTTGCTGCCAGCGCCGGCGCGAAAAAGGCCATTATTGGCGCTTTGCCCGAAGCCGTTGAGCCGGACCAGATGGCCGGGCACCAGGGCGGCACCGGTGGTCAGCGCCACGGTTCCGGTGGAGGCGGCGACCGAGGTCAGCGCGCCGCCAGCGGTCTGGTTGATCCGACCGGGCTTTTCCGCCCAGACGCCGAACATCGTTGCCTCGAGCAGGCTGTCGAAGGCACCGAAGGATAGTTCGGCGGAGAAGCCGCCATCGGTGCTCTGGCCGACCAGGATCAGATCGGAGATCTGGCGATCATCGCGGATCTCGTCGCTGATCTTCGTGTTGGGCTTGCCCGCCAGGTCGATGGCGGTCACTCGAAGGGACTGGAAAACAGGGTTGGCTGGCGTCACGCCGAAATTGGCGCCGTCGACGCCCTCCAGCGCAAACCCCAGGCGGACGCGATTGCTGTCGGTCATGGCAGGGCCTCGTCAAAGTAGAAGGGAATGGCGACCGGCAACTGCCACCACAGGCCATCGCGGCCGAAGGGACCGGTGTCGCCGATCGATGCGGCGCGGCACTGCACGCCTGAGAATCTTTGGGTCTCGAACAACGCGGCCACGCCATCGGCATGTTTGCGCGCGGCTCTTGAGCCCGCCTGGGCCGGTGCCAGCACGGTGAACCGGACGCTGCCTTCGCGCCGGATCAGCCGGGCGTTCGGCGCGCCCACGCTGGCTTGCGTCGCGGACCCGCCGCGCACCGAGAGATGCAGGAAGGGCGCGGGCGGATCGGGAATGGCGAAGGGTTCGTTCTCGATCGCGATGGGGGTCGAGGTCCAAAGGGCGATCATTCGCGCACGAATGGCGATCGCGGCGTCGGCGAAGGGCATGGCGGTGCTCCGGAAAAGAGGGATCAGCCCTGAAGGGTCAGGCTGAAAGCGATTGCGTCCGCGCCGCGCATCTGCGGCTCCACGGCGAGGACAAGAAAGCGGCGGCCGAACACGGCGAGGCGGTCGCCCAGGATCGGCGGAAGGGGGAAACCCGCGTCGGCCAGATCCTCCGCCGCGACCAAGGCGCGGCGATGGGACTGCTGGGTGGGCTCAACAGCGCCTGCGGCAGCGCCTCCGCGGATCCGGCAGGGAATGACGGCGCTGGCCAGCACCGCCGGCTGTCCGGACTCCTCGATCGGCGCTCCAAGCCGCTCCAGCGTGGCCGGCAAGCCGGTCTGATGGATCAGCGCGACGATGCGGTTCATGATCGGTCATCCAAATCGGCGCGGGACCAGGGCGCGGGCAACGGGCGGCAGGAAATGCGGCTGGTCCTGCCGCCAACTGCCGGAATAGAGATCGTCGGCACGCTCTGAGGTGAGGTTGGGATCGCGCAGCCGCGCGAACCAGGCGGCCTTCACTGTCTCCAGACAGGCGCGCTCGATCGCTTCCGGCAGATCGCGTCCATCGGCGTCCGGCAGGGTCCAACCGCCCTCGTAGTCGATCTGCCAGAGCGGCAGCTCGGTTCCCGAACTCGGTTGCTGGTTCAAGCCGCCCGCGCGCGCCGCCGTCCAGTCCCAGACCCCATCGAACCGGACCAGGGTCCCGAGCCCAGCGTCGAGCAGCTGATAGCTGGTCGCCGGCAAGGTAAAATCGGCACCACCAAGCACGATCAGCTTTACGGTGTAGATCGCGCGGACCGGCGTGCGCGGCAGAGTCAGGAGCCGACCGCCATAGCCGCGCAGCCCATCAACCGCGCGGGCACGTGCGAAGGATCGTCCGGCCCACCGGGCCAGGGCATCGGAAGCGTCCGCGATCAGTCCGGTGAGATAATCGTCGTCAACCGCGCCGCTCAGGCGCAGTTCCGCCTTCACGCGGTTCAGCGTGGTGAGGAAAGCCATGGCGATTCCTTGAATTTGACGGGACCAACGGCGGACGCGTCGCCGTTGGTCCGCGCTGTTGGCTGACTTCTTAGCTGGGCGGATTCGGCGTCGGGCCGTTGTAGGGGTGACCCAGCAAGGCAACCGCTGCGATGTTGGCGGCGGCGGCGTTGTTTGCGGGAGTGATCGTCAGGCGCAGATAGCGCCGCGCCCCCAGATAACCGAGTTTTCGGAGCTTATCATCGTCGGTCGAGGTGAAGCCGGCAGCCGCCAAGGTTCCAGAAAGCTGGGCGGCCGGCACGGCGACAGCATCCGCGAGCGCGGGGTCGTTGCCATGCTGCAGGGTGACCGCGAACGTCGCCGACGCTGTGGCAAGCTGACCCACCAGGATAATGAAGGCCACGCTGTCATAGCCGCGCCGGTCGATGATCTGGGAAACGAGGGGTGTGTTGTCCGCAACCGCCGTTGCAGGGCTGATCGCCCGCACGGGATGGAGATAGGGCACAAGATCGCGCATGAGTTTTTTCCTTTCAGATCACGCGAAGCGGATGAGCTTGATGGCGTCGAAATTCACGACCGCGCCGCCAACCCTCTTGGTTGTGTAGAATTTGACGAAGGGCTTGGCAGTGAAGGGATCGCGCAAAGTGCGCACGCCGATCCGATCGACGATCTGGTATCCCTCGCGGAAATCGCCGAAGGCGATGCTGAGGGAACCGGTTGAGAGCGCCGGCATCTCTTCGGCCAAGGTGATGGGGAAACCGAGAAGGGTGGCCGGCTGGCCCTGCTGCAAACCAGGCTGCCAGAGATAGGCGTTGGTCGTGCTTTCCTTGAACTTGCGGATGCGCGCGATCACTGATCGGCGCGTGACCCAGCCGGCGTTGGCGAGATAGCCCGGCTTCAGGGCGGCGGTGAGGTCCAACAGCGCGTCGGCAGGGTTGGCAGCGGCGAAATCCCCGTTCACGCCCGTACCGACATGCTCCAGCGTGCCCCAGGGACGGGTAGTGTCTGTAGTGGCCGCGGTCGGATAGCTGAGGAATCCGCGCGGCTGGGCCGATCCATCGCCGATCACGAAGGCGGCGTTCTCCAGGCGGGAGAAGCGATCCGCGAGCTTGTCCGACAGCCAGGCTTCGACGTCGAGGCTGGCGTCATCCAGCATCTGCTGGGTCGCGCGCGGCTCGGCGTACATCTCCATCGCGGGAATTCGGTATTTGCCAAACTGGGCGGAGGCAGTCTCCGGCCGGTCTTCAGCCTCCGCGACCCAGCCAGCGCCGATATCGTCGCTGTCGCGCAGCCCCTCGACGGCGTCCGTCGAGATCTCCACCACGTTCGCAATCCGGCGGATCGTGGCGTTATCGAAGATGCGGCGTACGATGCGGCCGCTGGAGTCAGCGGGCACCAGATAGCCGCCGTCGGGGTCGTTACCCACGCTCAGCGCCTTCTTCTCCAGGTCCGGCAAGCCCGCGTCGACACCGCGACGCAGGAAGCCGGCGAAAGCCGCCTTATGTGCACGCTGATCAGCGGTGAGCGCCTCGCCGTGTGCGGTTTCGCCCGGCGTGGTTCCACCCTGCGGAGGCCGGCGTACGGCGGTCTCAAGCCTCTCCAGCCGTTCCTTATGATCGACCCAGCGGTCGAGTTCCGCTTCGATGCGGGCCAGCTTCTCGGCGGTGTCCGCCGTCCCGGCCCCAAGGCGTTTGACCTCCTTGGCCTGGGCTTGAAGAGTTTCCTGGGCGGCGCTCCAGGTCGCCCCGATCTTGTGAATGGTGTCTGTCATCGCGACGATGTCGGTCATGAAATCCTCATGGTGTGAGAGGCGGCTGCGATGGCCTGGCTGAGTGCAGCGAGGCCGGCGGGATCGACGCCCTTGACCGTCGCAACGCGCGCGGCGGCCAGGGCGGGAAAGGTGACGGGTGAGATTTCCAGCAGCTCGACGTCGAGCAGGCGTCTGACGCCGCTGGCTTGGTCGCGCCCGGCGGCGCGGACCCGGTAGCCGATGCTGAGGCCGCTCAACGCGCCCAACTTCATCAGCGCATGAGCCTCCGCGCCGCGCCGGGTCTCGAGGCAAAGCCGACCAACGCAGGCGAGGCCGCGCGCGTCTTCGCGCAGTTCCTCCCAGACGCCGATCGGCTCACCGGGATCATGCTGCCAGAGCAAAGCCGGCGGTTGGCCGCGTGCGGCGGATTCCTTAAGACTGCGGGCGAAGGCGCCGCGCTCCACCCGGTCGCCCTGATCATCGACCGCGTCGAAGATCGACGCATATCCCGTGAAGCGTCCCGCCTCCCCATCGGTGAGGCGAAGCGGCGTCGGGGCGTCCGATCGCTTGTAGTTGATCATGATTTGTTCCCTGTTCCAGGCACTGCGTCGCCGCCGGAGACCGGCGGATAGCCGACAGCCGCGCGCTTTTCGTTCATTGTCAGGAAGTCAGCCCGGCTCAACATCGCCCAGCGCATCTGGCGGCGCGGATGCAGTGCTGAGATCGCGTCGACGTCGATCGACAGCCGGAGATCTGGTCCAAAGCGCGGCGTCAGCCAATTGTTGAGCGCGTCACACAATCGCCAGACCAGCGGCAGGATCGTCTGCTCCCACAGCTCCAGCCGCGCGTCCTGGCGATTGGCGAAGGTCGCTTCGCCAGGCAGCACCAGAATATGCGGCACGCCAAACGCACCACAGATGTTACGGCTGACCGCCTGCAGCATCGAATTGAAGTCCATATCGCGCGGGCTGAGGCCGAGCTCCAGCCACTCCGCGTCTCCGCCCAGCACCAGCGGCTTGCCGGCATGGCGTGGGGATTGGAACCGCTCCGCCAGCACCTGCTCAGCATGGGACAAAGCCTCGCCGCCGGGATCCGTGCGGAACAGCAGCGCGCCGGTCGGTCGGGCACCGTTCTGCAGCAGCGCCGCGTTATGGGCGGAGGCGGCGTTGAACTGATCGATCGCGGCCGCCGCCGCGCGTAACGGCGAAAGCCCGTGCCAATCGTCGAGCGGGTGAAAATCGCGGAAATGCAGCACCGCCGCCTGACCGGTCAGCGGATCGACCCGCCAGGACAGGCGCTGGCCGTTGGCATTATAGCAGTAGGACTGTGGCAAGCCCTGCGGGCCGGGCGTGACTGTCATCCTGTCCGGCCGAAGCGAGTAAAGCTCTCGCGGCGGGACCTTATCCGGTCCCACCGCCTCGAGCCAGGCATTGCCGGCGATCTGGTGGTAGGCGAAGAACGCCTCGAACAGCTCAGCGCCGCCCTGGATCGGGTTCGGCCGCGCCAACAGATCCAGCAAGGGGTGCTGCGCTAGAACCTGATCCCGCTGATGGAGCCGCCAAGGGGCGGCGGCCGCGCCCTTTGCGATCTCACGAATGCAGCGATAGCCGATCACGCATTGGACATAGCCCTCCTCCGCCAGCCGATCATAACGATCCGGCGTCCAGCGCGGCTGTCCGACGTTCCAGGCGGCCATGGCCGCGCCGGCCGCCGATTGCTTGCGCGCGAACCGACCACGTAGCCTCTCCGTCCATTTCATTTGGGACCTCCAATGTAGAAAAATGGGGCCTTCACGCCGTCGGGTTCGGCGAAGGCCAGCATCGCGGCGTCGGCGAGATCGGGCGAGGCTTCGCCACGCCGGCGCATCGCCTCCTTCGATTCCACGGCGATCCGCCCCCGGCTATCGACCGACCAGTGCAGCCCGGTCAGCTCCGCCGCCAGATCTTTTGCTTGGGGATCCAGCGCAATTTCGCCGTCGATGAAACGCTCTCTCAGCCCCCACCACAGCTCCGCGCGGCGGTTGACGAAGCGTTCGCGCTCTTGCGGCGGCCGGGCGACGTTTACGCCGAAAGCCGGCAATCCCTGCTCGCGCAGCCGATCCAGCACACCGGCACCAAGCCCGATCTCATCAACAATCGCTGAAGCCCCAGCGTGCCGGCGCAGCGCCTGAACCACGGAGCCCGCCACACGCATCGTGTCCGCCCCCTCCAGAACCTCAAGGATCTCCAGACAGGCACCGCGCCGGAGCGCAAGCACCGAACGGTCACGGCCAAATCGTGCGACATCGACACCGATCCGCACCGGCTCCCCTGGTGCCCAAATCCGGGCCATCGCCGCGCGCACCAGGGCGGGCGACAAAAGGCCATCGCCCCCAACCTCAGGAAACTGCCCCCGCACCTTTGCGAGGTAGAGCGCGGAGCTTTCGCCCCATTGCCGGCGCTTATCCGCCACCCATTCCGCGCTGATCAGAAGATCGCGCAGGGCATCCGGAATTTGCTCACCCGTCAGATTGGGCGTTCCCAGCGCGTCGATCGGCAGCACTTCCCACCCGGACCCGGGTCGGCATACCCGCGCGAAGGCGGAAGTCGGATCATCCGGATTGCCGATGGCGAACAGTTTGCTCTGCGCATTGGCGATCAAGGTCTCCGCCGCATCCCATAAAGGTTGAGGGATGCCGCAGGCTTCATCGAACACGACCAGCACATGCTTGGCGTGAATCCCCTGGAAGCCGGTCATGTCCTCGTCGGCTGGCTTGCGGCCGAAGGCGACCAGCCCACCGTTGATCCACCATTCGGTGCGATTCAGCACGCCAGGCAACTTGCCACGACGGTGCGCCGCCCGGATCTCCCGCCACAGGATGGCGCGCACTTGCGCGAAAGTTGGCGCGGACGTCACCACGAAGCTCTCCCCAACGGGGCGGGTCGCGACCCACCAGGCGACCAGTCGCGAGGCGAGGAAGCTCTTGCCGGCGTCATGGCAGCTGGGAACCGCTATGCGGCGATGATCGCGGAGCGCTCGAGCGATGATCTGCTGCCGCGACCAGAGCGTTTCATTCAAGCAATCGGAGATGAACGCGACCGGATCATCGGCCCAGCGTTCAAAGCCGGGGCTATCATCTTCAAGTCGCTCCCGGTCATGGCGGGCGATGAGCCCCGCCATCGCTATCATCTGTTCTTTGATCGGCTCGTTTTCTGCGGAGACTTTAAATAAGTCATCGTGGTTCAAGGCGAGCGAGAGCGGCACGCAGATCCTCCACAGGCAGATCGCTCAAGCGGCGGGGACGAACGGACGGGCGCGCGAACAGGCCGCGCTCGCGGGCCAGAAGCTCCAGGGCGCGCAGGGCGATCTGCAGATCTTCCTTCTTCGTGCCTGCGACCGATCGCTCAGCGATGTCTCGTAGTCTAGAAATGATCCAGATGCTGTCGGGCTCAGGATCATTGGGCGACGTCGATTGATTGGTCAC